AGTATACCCTGTTCCACTTGCTTCATTAGATGTTGTGTATGCTGTTGTAGAAGCATCTAAACTAGCTGAACTTGTATATAAAGCTATGTTAAATGCATTACCACCTGCACCACTTGTTTTAAAATTGTGACCTGCTTCTAAAAGCTGTTTTTTAAAGGAAGTAGTCATTGCTTGCGTTATCGCCATTATAGTCTCCTAATTATGTCTGAGCCACATTTGTGACCTTCTTTTTCTAAAGTATATACTAATGTAGTTCTGTCAGATTGAACAGCTTTTTTCATATAGTCAAGAACAACATTATATATAGTATTCTTAAACTCTTTTGCTTGTTGTTGCAACACAGGATCAACATTATCTGAATATTGTATAATTCTATGTGTGGCTTTTTCTGCCCAATACTCTATTGGATGTCCTGAATTTTCTGTTGTATCAACAATAACATTTCCTAGTGACATCTCTGTATTAACTGTAATTGACATTATTTAGCC